ACGACGGGCACAGGAACGGATTCAAGCGGTTCCGTCGTTCCTTTTGTTCAGTCTGATACTGCGTTCAGTGGCGGCCTGGAAACTAATTGCACCATCGAGCCAACTTATTCGGGCTCGGTTTATATTGAGCAGGGTTTTAACGTGCTTAGCGGCTGGTTGTGGACGCCTGCATCTGACGATGAGGTGATATGGATTAGCCCGTCTCAGCTTGTTGGTATGATGTTAAATGTGGCTCCTAGTGCGTCAATGAACTTTAGCTATGGAATGACTCTAAGAGAGTTAGGAGGCTAATAATAAATGACAGACTTTATAATTTGGGAGAGGGCTTCCAGAAAATTAAGGTCTGTCACGCCGATTCCGTGGGCGGAACCCGCACCGCCTACGGCGCAGGACTACCCGTCGTGGGTAGAGCCTCCTAAGTTTGATCAAGGCGGTCTTGGCAGGAAGCTACAAAGAGTAGAGCTTAATGAGTTCCCCGGCACAGTGGTCCCGGATGAGCCGTTAACAGCTTATACGCCCAGCGGTTTTAATTTTAATTCTGGTTTAGACCGGACTTTACAACGCCTTAAGCTTAGAGAGTACCCGGCAACACCGGCGGGTTATTATTCAGGGTATTATCCTGGCTCTAAACGTGTAGAGCCGCTGTACAAGAGTTCTAATTATACTCTTCAGACAGTCCCAGAGTTAAACACATACCCTCAAGCCGCCGCCGATGAGCCTCTGCCAGCGTTCACGCCAAGCGGTTTTAATTTTAATCCTGGTTTAACTCGAGCCTTACAAACAGTAGAGTTAAATGAGTTCCCTGCAACACCAGCGGCTTATTATTCTGGCTACTACCCTGGATCGGGTCCTGTTACTGCTAACTTTAAGCAGTCGAATTACAACAGAATTGATTTACCAGAGCTAAATAGCTACCCGGCTACACCGGCGCTTGTGCCCTACTCTTCAATCGTTAAGAGTGGGTTTAATTTTAATTCTGGGCTAAGTCGTAAAAGGCTTGGTGTAGAGTTAAATGAGTTCCCTGCAACACCAGCCGGTTACTATTCTGGTTACTATCCTGGTAGTAAATTAGCTGAAGGATTTAGAACTAAGTTTGACCGTAAGTTACAAACGGTTGAATTAAATGAATATCCCGCGCCGCCAACTTCACCGGCAATATTGCCAGCGTTTATGGCGCCTGATGTGTTTTATAGAGCAGGTAAAAGAAATTTACTTTATTTACCGGAACAAAATAGTTATCCTGCAACGCCTACGCCTAGCGGTGTTTGGACTGTGCAAGATAACGATGATACAATTTGGAGTGTGCAAGTAAACGATTCAACAACGTGGACTGTGCAGTAAATTAAGCCAACCCGTGAAAAGGAGCTTGATAGAAAATCAAGAATATTCAAGATGAGCCATGGTGGGAAAAGAGCAGGCGCAGGGAGAAAAAAAGGTAGCGCAGGCAAGAAAACTTTAGCTATTGAAGATAGGCTATCTAAGTTGGGTTGCGATCCGATTGCTGGGATGGCTAAAATAGCTGAAGAAGCCATGTTGATAAAGGATTATCAATTAGCTGGCAGTATGTATAAAGAATTAGCTCAGTACGTAGCGCCCAAACGTAAAGCGGTTGAGGTTAGCGGTAATAATGAAGCGCCGTTAGCGATTAGCAACATAGAGTTAGTAGCCCCAGACGTTGAAAGCGAAGATTGAGCTACCGCCTAAATTAATTCCTGTATTTGCTGGAAAGGCTCGATACCGTGGCGCTTATGGCGGTAGAGGTTCTGGTAAAACAAAAGCATTTGCAAAGATGGCAGCGGTTAGAGCTTATATGTTTGCACAGCAAGGCGTTAGCGGCGTTATTCTTTGTGGTCGTGAATATCAAAACTCGCTAGAAGAGTCGTCATTCGCTGAAGTTAAATATGCGATTGAATCTACTGAGTGGTTAGCCCCTCATTTCGATATTGGCGAAAAGTTCATAAGGACTAAGACCGGATCGGGGAGGGTCGATTTTTCGTTTCAGGGATTGAGAAAGAATATTGATTCCATTAAATCCAAAGCGAGGATATTAATTCTTTGGGTTGATGAGGCGGACCCGGTTAGCGAAATGTGCTGGCGAAAAGTAACGCCAACGGTCAGGGAGCAAGGCTCTGAAATATGGGTCTCTTGGAACCCTGAAATAGACGGTTCCGCTACTGATGAACGATTTAGAAAAAATCCTCCCAGCAATTCAAAGATTGTTGAAATAAACTGGAAAGATAATCCCTGGTGGAATGAAACGCTTGAGGCTGAGCGTCTAGAAGACAAAGAGAAACGCCCCCACTCCTATGATCATGTCTGGGAAGGTGATTACTTGGAAGTTAAAGAGTCTGCTTATTATACCAGCCAGATCATCAAGGCTAAGGCGGAGAGTCGCTGGGGTATCGATATTCCAGAGGACCCACTGTTAACCGTTCGGCTATTGGCTGACATCGGCGGAACAGGCGCGAGGGCTGATAACTTCGTTTTCTGGGCTTGTCAGTTTAGCGGTGACTGGATCAACTACATAAACCACTATGAAGTCCAGGGGCAGCCTATCGGGGCCCACCTGGACTGGCTTAGGTCGCAAGGCTACACGCCTGATAGAGCGCAAATATGGCTCCCGCACGACGGAGAGACAAACGATCGTGTCTACGACGTTAGCTATGAGTCAGAGCTTAGGAAAGCAGGCTATAACGTCGAGATCGTCAAAAACCAAGGCAAAGGCGCGGCTAAGAACAGAATAGAGATAATGCGCGATAACTTCAGCAGAATGCGCTTTGATAAAAAGTGTAATGCTGGTATGAAGTCGCTGGCGTGGTATCACGAAAAGATCGATGAAGATCGTCGCATAGGGTTAGGGCCAAATCATGACTGGTCATCGCATAGTTGTGATTCTGTAGCAATAGCCCCATTAACGTACAGCCCGCCGAAAGCACCAAAAATCAAATCAAGGAAACCGAGAGTGAATGTTGCATAATGCTAAGTGATTTAGAAGTAGAAACGATCGTAACCGCTCTTGAAAAGGAAGCTATCGGTTACAGCGGCGAAGGCTCCGACATTCAGAACAACCGCGCCCTACTCCTCGATCGTTACAATAGGCAGCCGTATGGCGACGAGATCGAAGGGCAAAGCCAGATTGTAACAAGCGACGTGTTTGACGTTGTTGAGAGCATGCTGCCCGGCTTAATCCGCTTGTTTACTCAAAATAGAAACATAGCCAAGTTTGTAGCTAACAAAGAAGAATCTGAGCAAGAAGCAGAACAAAAGACGCAATTTGCAAACTGGGTTTTCAACACTCAGCATGACCCTGTACACCTTCTCTTGTCTTACTGCAAAGATGCTCTACTACAATACACCGGCACGCTAAAGACTTACTGGGACGACTCAGAAGAGTTTTTAGACGGCGAAGATTACGAACAATTAACGCAAGCTCAACTGAATAAATTGCTGTCTGACCCTAATTACGACATATCTGATGTTCAAGAAATACAGATAGAGATAGAAACACAGTTGCCTAACGGCCAGATTGTTGACGCTGGTACAGTTGTTTATGATGTGCAGGGAATTAGGACTAATTCAACGGGTCGAATCAAGATAGAGCCTACCCCGCCAAATGAGATGCTTATCTCTAAGCGTGCTAAAGACTTCAAGAAACCGCCCTTTTACGGTCAGATCACACCTAAAACTCGCTCTGAGTTGCTGCAAATGGGGTTTGATCGTGAAATGGTTATGAATCTTGGTAGAGATGAGAGTGACGGTGATCCGGTTGAAGAACGTAGAAACTACAACTTAAACGGACCCATCAACAAGAACTCTACTACTGATAAATCTCAAGACATGTTCAAGCTGGGTGAGTACTACGCTTACATTGACAGAGACGAGGACGGCATAGCTGAGTATTACCAGATATTTTTTGTGAGCGGTGAATCTAAGCTGCTTGAGATGAGCAAGATAGACAACCACCCCCTTGCGACTGCTACAGCTATTCCCATGCCGCATAGGGCAATAGGCGAATGCCCAGCTTCTCTCGTTGCTGATCACCAGTATTGGACCTCAACGCTCGTTAGGCAGGCCAACAACAACATATATGCCGGCAACTTCACGCGCTTACTCTACAACAATAAAGTCGACTCTGATGAGCTGATGACCCCGGTCGCTGGCGGCGTAGTTAGCGTTGATACAAGCGGACCGGTAAGCGGTTCGATTGAGCCTATCCCGACAGTATCGCAAATTGAGGGCATACTCAGAGCCATTGAGTACGCCGACACGGTGAAAGAGCGTAGAACTGGGGTTACGTCATACAATCAAGGTATGGACACTGAGGCGCTGAATAAGACCGCTACAGGCTTTTTGGGCATCCGCGATATGGCGCAGATGAGAACAGAATTAATCGCTAGGGTGCTCTCTGAAGGGCTCAAGAAAGTGTTTAACCGGATTATTGAGCTTGCCTCTAAGTATCAGCGTAGATCAATACAGATCATGGTCTCAGGCGCTCCATTCATCATCGATCCAACGCAGTGGAAATACAAAACCGATTGCGTGATTGATATCGGTGTAGGCGGGGGTGAGCGACAAGAGCGGATTCAGAACCTTAATTACATCTATGAGCAGCAGAAGCTATTGAGAGAATCCGGTTCAGCGCTTACTGATGAAGCCAAGATGTACAACACACTAGATAAAATCACTCAACAAGTCGGGCTGCACGGCGCTGAATCTTATTTCAACAATCCAGAGCAACCAGATGAGTTGTTAATGGCTGAGGTTGAGCGCTTAACGAGAGAGAACCAACAGCTTATGCAGATAGCTGAGCAGAAAAACCAACTTGCAGAGGCTGAAGCGGTTAAAGGGCAGGTTCAAATTGCTCTCAAAGAGATTGACGCACAATCCAAAGCGCAACAAGAACAACTTAAAGCGATGGGCAAAATGGCTGAGCTTGAGCAGAAAGACCGGCATCATGACGATGATCTCGCCGTTGAGCTTACAAAAATTGAAGCTGATAGCAACAAAGACGTACCAGGGAGCTTGATTTGATAGATCACAAAGAGCGCGAAGTATTGGGTGGTGAGGCTCAAAAGCTTATGGATAACCCTATATTGGCGTATGCATTCAAAAAGACAAAAGAACGCGCAATAGCTACTATTTCCGAATCAAATCACGACGAAACGGCGTTACGAGAGCACGAATACTTAAAGCTGAAAGTACTGGATGACATACAAAGCATTATCAAGAATTTAATACGTGAGGGCGATGTCTCGCGTATGCAGTTGAATAAAGCAGAAGTTCCTAAATTAAAATCTTTAGATCGATAAAGGAAATTATTTATGAATTTAGCCAACCCTCAAGAGGGAGCTGAAACCCTTGGCATATTCTCGGATCTACCTAGTGAGACAACCGAAGCCGAACCGCAGCAGAGCGGCCAAACTGCGCAGCCTGGAGAGGCAGCGAAAACTACTAATGATGTGCCGGAAACGCAGCAGAGCGAAAGCTCGAAAGGCGACACAGAAGCACTATCACGAAGAGTGAAAGCACAACTTGATGGTCGTGAAATTGAGTTCGATGTGGTGACTGATGGTATTGACCCTTCTCTGGTGTCGAAAGGCGTCATGATGGAGAGTGATTATCGTAAGAAAACCATGGAGCATGCTAACAACGTTAGAGCTTTTGAAGAGCAAAAAACAAAAGCGCTTGCAGAGTTGTATGATCAAATCGAGTACGAAGCTAAGCAGTTGGATAGCGACGAACTCAAAGAGCTCAAGGAATTAGACCCCGACGAGTTCGAAAGAAGACGTTTGAATGTTGAGAAAAAGACCTCTCTTTTCAAGAAGTATCAAGATGAGAGAAAAGATCAGCTCATTAATCAGCAAAGAGAAATTGCACAGCAGGAGCTCTCTAAATTACCTGAAATGATCCCGGAATGGTTGGATGATAAGGTAAAGACGGAAGAGGCTGGAAAAATCGCTAATATGATGCGTAGTTCCTACGGTTTTAGTGACGAGGAAATAGGCAGCATCTACGATTCACGAGCCATTTCTATTCTCCGTAAAGCAGCTCTCTATGATGAAATTCAGAATACGTCTCTGGAGAACAACAGAAAACAGAAGGCCCCAAAACACTCGAAGTCCAATTCAACAGCTGAGAGTAAAAAAGTTGAAGAGCCCTCTATTGAATCAATATTTTATGGTAATTGAGGTATAGGCAATGGCTACACTAGGCAGCAATGTTCTTACCCTTACGGACTGGGCGAAGCGCTTAGATCCTAAGGGCAAGGTAGATAAAACTGTTGAGCTCTTATCAGAGACCAACGAAATTTTAACGGATATGCTATGGATGGAGGGCAACCTCCCTACTGGGCATAGAACATCAATACGAACCGGCCTACCGGCTGTTTACTGGCGCTTGATGAATCAGGGTGTTGCACCTTCGAAGTCAACTACAGCGCAAGTAGATGAGCAGTGTGGAATGCTGGAAGCTTGGAGCGAAGTTGATAAGGACCTTGCAGAACTTAACGGCAACGTTGGCGCGTTCCGTTTGAACGAGGCCAAGGCATTCTTGGAAGCGATGAATCAGGAAATGGCCGATACTATTTTCTATGGTTCTGCCGCTAATCCCGAGGAATTTGTAGGCCTTGAGGCGCGCTATTCCGACACATCAGCAACCAACGGGCAAAACATTCTGTTAGCCGGTGGTAGTGGCGCGGATAATTCCTCTGTCTATCTTGTCGGCTGGGGTGGTAATGAGTGTCATGGGATCTTTCCTATGGGCTCTAAAGCTGGTATCTCACACGAGGACCTTGGCTTAGTGACTGTTGAAACCACGGCAGGCATTGCGGGTAACCGTATGAGAGCTTATCAAGACCACTGGCAGTGGAAAGCGGGCTTGGTTGTCAAGGACTGGAGATATGTTGCTCGTATTGCGAACATCGATATTTCCGACTTAGCGGGCTTGACCGGCACGCAAGAAACGACAGATTCAACGTTCTTGCCTAAGTTGATGAGTCGCGCAATTGATCGACTTCCAAAGCTTATGGGCGTTAAACCTGTGTTCTACTGTAACCGCTCTGTTAAATCTCTGCTTCGTGTTGCGGCTCTGGAGAAATCCACAAGCGCTGTAACGATCGAGCCAGGCTTGAACCAGTTCGGGCAGACTATTCACGAGATGCGTTTTCTTGGTATTCCAGTAAGAACAGTTGACGCTCTTACTGAAACCGAAACGCTTGTAGCTTAAGGGGGTGCAAAATGATACTTGATGCACAACACGAGTTTTCAGACGCTCAAGCGCTAACGGCTACGGCCGTGGGCACCAACGTTGTTGATTTATCCTTGGATCGATCAATTGGCAATGGCGAACCTATGGGCGTTGTTTTTACTGTTGAAGTAGCAGCGGATCAAACGACTGGTGACGAGGATTACACTTTTGACGTTGAGTACTCCTCTTCTGCTGATCAGTCTAGCGGTTATGTTGTTATGGGTCGTCGGATCTTTGAATCTGGTACCCCAGCAGCACCGGCTGAAGATGCCGATTTGTTGGTGGCTGGTTTCAAATTCGTTATCCCAATTCCGCCCGCTGATCTTGATTCATCTGCGCGTTATGTGGGTGTACGATACACGCTTGCGGGCACGACGCCTACAATCACTGTATCAGCCCATCTACAACCTCTATCTATGATTGAGGTTGGTCAGATCGATTACGCTAGCGGATACAGCATCACATAAGGCGGTGATTGAATGAAGGTAAGGGTCGCTATTCCAGAGCATAGATCAAGCAGCTATGGTGGAAAACGGGTTTATAACGGTGATGTGATTGATATTGATCCTAACCATTTTTCTGAAAGATGGATGGAAAAGATCAAGAGCAAGCCGGGACCTAAGGCCAAGCGGCCCAAGCTTTCAATTAACAGAGAAAAAAGGGGTAAGTAATAAATGCCTTTTACTACCTATGCAGAATTAAAGCAGGCGGTAACTAATTTCTCTCACAGAACAGATATTTCTGATGTTATAGATGATTTTATTGACTTAGCCGAAGACAAGATAGACACAGATCTAAAGCTAAGGACAAATGAACTAAGAGCCACGGCTACAGCTACTGTTGACACTCGATTTATAGCGCTTCCTGATCGATTCTACAAAATGCGCTCACTGACTATAAACAAACAGTCAGACGCGACAGACGAAACCGAGGGCGATGTCACCATGTGCATCTATAAAACCCCTCAAGCGATGACTGAGGCAGTCAGAACGACGACAGGAAGGCCTCAATACTTCACAACAACGGCACAATTAGAGTTTGAGCGTCCTTTTGACTACGCTTACACACTTGAAATGTCGTATTTCTCTAATTTGGTGCCGCTCAGCGCATCAAACACAACAAATGACGTGCTTACCAACTTCCCGACGCTATACTTTTACGGCTGCATGCTGTTTTTATCGGAATTTGAAAAAGATAACGAGCAATTTATCAAGTATGAACAGCTATTTAATGCAGCTATGGAAAAAGCCAACAAACAAGAACGTGTCGGAAGGCACGGACCGGTACCAAGAATGAACACTATAGGCCCAACTCCCTGATGCCTTATCAAACTGTTCAAATTAATCTGGTTGGCGGCTCCAATCCAAACAGAACGCGCGCCATATCTCAAGAGCGCACGCTAAACATGTACCCCGAGCCCGTCCCATCTGGCGCATACCCCTCGGTCCTTCTCCCGTGGCCAGGCTGTAAGACGTTTTCAGACGGTACGGGCTCGGGTACACCACGTGGTATTTATACTCACGAAAGGACTGGATTGGTTTATAAGGTCGTTGATACAACGCTTTACTCGATGGATTTGAACGGCGTAGAGACTTCGGTAGGAACGGTTACGGGTACAGGGCTGGTGTTGTTTGAATCTCTATATGATAGCATTGGCACGATTGGCACAAAGCTCCTAATCACATCCAACACAAACGGCTACGTTTACGATATTGATGCAGCAACGCTAACAACAGTTACTGATCCATCGTATTTTGCAGGCGGATCGGTCGTTGCTGTTAGCGGTTTTGTTATTTGGCAGGTTGATAAAAACCAATACGCCGTGGCGGACGTTGGCACCCCCACATCAATTCAAGCAGAGAACATATCAACGGTTAGCTCATTCGCGGACGACATCGTTCAAATAGCTAGATTCCGAGAGACAATTTATATGATGGGGTCAGTATCAGTTGAGCCTTACTATATTGGCTCTACTGGCACAAACCCCTTAACGCCAATACAATCTGGCACAGCGCAGCGCGGGCTTATTGCTCGCGGTTGCGTAGATTCAAACGAAAACGCGCTCTACTGGGTTGGAGATGATAAAGTACTTTACATGACTAATGCATACGACCCCCAATCTGTAACTACCCCGTCTATTGCTAACAAATTTGCATCATATGATTTTACCGGGGCACGCGTTATATGCTTAAAGGTTGATAATCAAAACTTTGTACTTGTGTTGACTGATAGCGCGAGCTGGTGCTACTCAGAAACAACTAATCAGTGGTTTGAGCTGGCATACAAAGCTGATGAAGAGATATACGTCGGATATGATGTTACTTACGGTTACAATAGGAACCTCGTCCAATCCAAGATTGACGGAAAAGTTTTTGAGCTGGATCTAAGCACGTATCAAGACAACGCCCAGACAACGATCAGAGAGCGCGTTACAGCCCCTATCAACGCCTCAGCGCTCGGCAAGAATGGTGGTAGGCTCATGATGAAACGAGCTGAGATCATAATGGAGTCAGGCGTAGGCAACTTAGATGAAGTAAACCCGCTCGTGATGGTTTCAACTTCAGTAGATGGCGGGCAATCGTTTTCAAATGAGCAATGGATCAGAGCAGGCAGAGACGGAGAAAACAGGTTGAGGGTGGAGTATTATCAAATGCTATCATTCAGACAAGTTCAATTCAAGATCAGGACAAGTGATCCAAACTTCTTCAACTTCCACTCAATGGCGGTTGACATTAAGATGGCGGGTAACTTCTAATGGCTGACCTGGACCCCTATCATTTCCCGCATCCCAAAGTCTTTTTGAAGAACCACGAAACCCGCGAGTGGATTATATACCTTCACAAATGGCTACAGCAAGCGTGGACTAAGCTTGGCGGATCAGAGGACATCATAGAGACAACAATAATACGAGATGCCTATGACTCAACTATGCATGCTGGCGCAGTCTCAGAGCTTGAGAAGCGTATAACATGCCTTGAAAATAGAAATCAGCATGATTACATCAACGATGAGGCTTTGAAGCGCGTCGAAGATTTAGAGCGATCTAATCTTTATTCTGGTGTTTTTCAGCCTAAAACGTTTAGCGATGTAACGGCGTCAGATGATTACACGGCTATCCCTTGGGATTGGGTAAGCGCCAAGAATGGTTCAAAAATAACCTTTCCTCTCAGCCCGTCAAGGGGGTGCGAGGTAATTATTAGGGTTAGTGATGACACATCAATTCCCATAGATGGCAATGGAAGGAATATAAACGGGTCAAGCTCTGGGGTGCTTCGCGGCAAGGGCAGGTCTGTTACTTTTAAATATTTTATAGATGATAATGAGTGGTTTGCAAGATGAGCTTTGAGCCTGACAACATCAATACGGATCTATCAGTTATTGGATTGCTTAGGCAGATAGCCTTGCAGTTAAAGCTGCAAACTGAAATTTTAAAAGAGATTTCCGGGCTTGAAATTAAGGAGGCAGATCTAGATGACTAGCGCAATAATAGACGGCACGGGGTCAAGTTTTTTAGGTAAAGTCTATTCGGACAATAGGTTCGCTACGAGAGCAGTAACGTCAACTGAAAATCAAGATGCAGTCGTCGATGGCCGAGCGTTTAACATCAATACAGGATGGATTAGCACTATAGCCGCAGATTCTGCTTTAATCTATTTCTTGAATGAGGATGAGGAAGATTATTTTGTTGACGCGATAGCTGTTGGTTTAAAAGATGGATCTGCTACAGATGTTCAAGGCTTGTATTTTGTTGTCCAGCCGACTGGTGGTACGCTGGTATCCGCTGCAACTGATTGTGATATGATTGAGAATCGCAGAATAGGAGACGGTAAAGCATTTGGATCTGACACAAAAATATACAAAGCGACCGCAAGCGGGCAAACCTTGACAGGCGGCCGGGACTCTGCATTATTCGCACAGAACGACCAAGGACGCCTGTTTGCGACTGTTGATTTTTTGGTGCCCAAGGGTCAGGCATGCGGGGTAAGGATCGAGGTTCTTGGTTCGTTCAGCGGCGATATGTACGCCGCTCTAATTGGACATAAGAGGAAGATTTTATGAAAATAGAAGACGGTACAGGAAGCTCTAGGCAGGCTAGAGTTAATGCTAAATCTCAAATAGACACTTTTGCGGTCGTTGAAGCAGAGGATAAGTTTAATTCAAAAAGCGGCAAGACATGGAGTGTGACACAAAGCACCACCCCTGTAGGCGCTAACGACTATATATTTTATTTTAAGAACACGTCAAATAACCAGACATATGTAGTTACAGATGTTAGAGCTACCGCAGCCGCAGCTACATTGCTTAGCATTGATGCGGTAGAGGGCACACCGACTTATGCCGCAGGGGCAGATTTAACTCCAGTCAATAGGAATCGAGGAAAATCAGAAACTATAACAGGCACAATAAAAGAAGACACAAACACAACGGGGTTAACGGATTTGGGGCGATTATTTCCCGTGCAAGTGGAAGGGGCTAATCAGCTCTCGCATCTCAGGACCACCTCTAATATTATTATTCCACCGGGCCAAGCTATTGCGATGGAGTCAAGCGCAGCTACAGCAGTTGTGACAACGTGGTCTTTTAGCGTGCTAGAGGATCTATAATGTCAGGGATGCCGATTTATATTGTCGACGGGTATGGCTCAGGGAATAAAGTTAAGGTTAATGGCGAGGGTGAGATATCTGTTGTAATCCACACTCACCCCCCCATTGACGAAGAGGTTTCAGCGTATCCATTTAGCCAGTTTTTTACTGATGATGGCACGGCCTCGGGCTCAAACGATATGCGTGTTGACGGATCGACCACCCCTCAAGAGTTTTACATATCTGCACAAGAGGACATGGATTTATACATAAAAACAATATCGGTAAGAATCGCAGACCAGAGCGCGGTACTTAATAAGTACGGAAACTTGACCGCACTAACTAACGGTATTGATTGGAAATTTAGGGCTAACGTTTTGGGGGACGTTTCATTAAGAACAGGCATAAAAACCAATCTCGATTTTGTCAGAATGGGAATATCTACGCCGTCAATCGGGTCAGGGTCTGATTCGTTTAGAGCTGATGTGTCTGGCAGTAGTGCAGATACTTACTTGATCGTTATAGATATGGCAGCTACGTTTGGTTTTCCCTGGGGCTTGCGACTTGAAAAAGCTTCGCGAGATCGAATCAGTTTTGTTGTTAATGACGACTTGTCCACTGGGATGGACGGGCATGACATATTTGCGTTTGGAGCACAATTATAATGGCTACTACACCAAAACCGTTTTTTGATCCCCAATTACTGGGAACAAGTATAGGCACTTTGTACACCGTCCCAGTTGGTAAAACGTCAATATTAAAGCATTTGGCGTTGAAGAATGTAACTACTGGAGTGGTAGAGGTTACTATCCACGTTGTACCAAGTGGTGGAACTGCTGGAGATGCTAACGAAGCATTCAAGAGAAAGCTTGGAAGTGAAGAGGATATCCAAGTTTATTCAATGATTAATGAGAACTTGGAAACCGGAGCAACCATTCAAGCTTTATGCGACACGGCGAGTGCTGTTTCGATTCGCGGCGGCGGTAATGAGGTTGTTACTTGATAGAAAGAACTAAAGATTATGATTTAGTTGATTCGATACTTAATGACCCTGAAATACTGAAAGATATATCCTCTGGTAAACTTGATAAGCCATTCAAGACTAGGCGAGACGACAGCGTTTATTATTTGTTGGCCAAGCCTAAAGAAGTCATAGGCGTATTTATAGTTCATAGAGATTCACCCTGTAGTTATAAAATCCACGCTAATATCCTAAAGCATTATAGAAAAGAGCATTCAAAAAAAGCTTGTGATGAAGTTGTGCAATGGGTGTGGGATAATATCCCAACGAATAAATTAAATTGTGATGTCCCTGTTATTTATCAAAACGTTATAGATAGAGCCAAAGCTACAGGCTTTAAGTTGGAGGGGATTAGGCGAAAGATGTACGTTAAAGACGGTGAAGAAATCGACGTAGCCCTACTGGGCATAGAGAGGCAATAATGGGTTGGGTTAGTGATGAATTAAGCAACTTTGAAGATTCTGTTAGAGACGTTGGAAGAAAGTTTGAAGATGAAGTTGTTGAGGATGTCTTTGGTGGTTATGAGGGTGTGGCTGCTGCGATTGCTGCTCCGTTTGTGGCTCCGATGGTTGCCCCCACTCTCGGATCTATAGGCTCTGGCTTAGGCTCTGCGGTTACTGGCGGTATTTCCGGCCTCGGGAGTCTTGGGTCAAGCGCTCTTAGTGGGCTGGGGGCGTTGGGGTCTTCTGCTTTGGGTGGGTTGCAGGCCCTGGGCGGGGCTGCATTGGGCGGCCTTGATGCTCTTGGTGGCTTTGGTGGATTACTGGGTGGACCCCCTGGGGGTGCAGGTGGCTTAGGCGGCGGCGGTGGCTTGTTGGGCCTATTAACAGACTACTACGCTGGAGAATCCTCAAAAGACGCTGTAAGAGACGCATCAAGAATCCAGGCTGCGATGTTCGAGCGCGGTATAACGTCCGCTGAGGACGCGCAGGCGCGCCTAGAAGCCGGTCTAGAGCCTTTCGCGGCGATGGGCAGAGGCAATATACCAGGACTCCAGCAACAGATTGGGCAAAGCTCACAGTTAACGCCTGATATCCTTCAGAGTCCGTTATTGAAATCTCTTCAAGATGATGTGACTAGACGTGTGTTTGCAAACCAAGCCGCAAGAGGGAGAGCGGGCGGAACGGAAACAGCGATTGCCCTTCAAAATGCACTTGTGCCACAAGCTATTAACTTTGGACTATCTCAACAAGATCTTAGGCAGAGGGATATTGATAATCTGTTTAGATCGGTGGGTGTTGGCCAGTCTTCAGCGGCGCAGACGGGTGTGAGTGGATTAACGACAGCGGCAAACGTCGGGAATCTATCCGGCCAAATGGGTTCAGCGTTGGCATTTGATCCTCTCGGCAGAGCGCAGGCACGTAATCAGCAATTTGGCGGGCTTCAGAGCTTCTTAACATAGAGCGAGGTTTTATTGATGTCTATCTTAAGCGAGAACATGGCGGCCTTACAGGGCGTTCTAGGGGCTCAGAATCGAGGCTTTACAGAGTCCAGAGCAAGAGCTATGGCGCCCATCCAGGAGGCCATGGAGATTCAGCGCTTCAAGCAGAATCAGCTGATTAACCAACTTAAGTTACAGCAGATGCAGAACCTTGCACCTATTGAACAACAATTGAGGCAATTGAAATTGCAAAGAGCCCAGCAGATGGCTCCCATTCAAGTTGAATCGGCTAAAATCGATTTAGAGAAGCAAAAAAGATTACTAGAAGGTGGATTACTTGGATTAACAGCCAACCAAAGAGAGTTTGCCGAATTAACTCAGGGCATGTCTCAAGATGACATAACAAAAGCGAGGCGTATCAAGCTTGGCCTAGATCCCCGCGCGGTGGGGTCAGCGATTCAAACCGTTACTGATCTTGGTACAGTCAAAGAGGTGGCAGCGACTGAAAAAGAGATAGCTGGTGCAAAAGAAGAAGGTAAGCTTATTTCTCAACTAGAAATTCAGCCAGAGATTAAGAGGAAAATTACTTCTGTAGTTGCATCTGCCAAAGCAGACGCTGATGCCGTAGCGGATCAGAAAAGTGATAATGCCGCTTTTAATCTTTATCAGACAGCCTTTTCCGGCTTAGCTACATCGCTTGGTGAAACCGCTACAGGCCCCTTCTTTGGGCTTATGCCTGCCATTACATCTAATCAACAGATTGCTGATGGCGCTATAGCTGCGGTAGCTCCAATTCTCAAGCAGTTATTTAGAACTGCTGGTGAAGGTACATTCACAGATCAGGATCAGAAGCTACTTATGGGGATGATACCGACAAGAACGGATACCCCAGAAGCCAGAGCATCAAAGATTAGTAACATTGACTCTATAATCAGAGCCAAACTTAAACAGCCATTACAAGACAATACGTTTGAATTACCTCAACCAATTCCAGGCGCGCCCACAGGGCTGCCCAGTATAGATGACTTGGTGAATCAATATGCCGACTAGAGAACAGTTAGAAAGCGCCCTTAGGAACGCTCACGCAGCCGGAGACGTACAGGCTGCCAAGCAGTTAGCGAACGCATTAAAAACTGGCCGGTCTTCTGAGATGGACCCCGTTGAAGCTGCTTTGGCGTTAGGCGGAGATACTGGCGAGTTTCCTCAAGCGAGCGAAGAGCAAGGTATACTTGATTACATAGCAGCGGTTCCAGAGGTCGCTAAAACATTAGGAGCTGGCGCTATAGTTGGTACACTTGGTTATGCTGGCGGGTTTGCACAAGGTCTTTTCGAAGAGCTTAAAAGTGGTGAATTTGGTACGCCAGAGGCCGCTAAAAGGATAAAGCAAAGGGCCTTGGAGCAGTCTAGTGGGTTTACCAACATGTTTGCCCCGCCTGAATCTGAAGCTGCAATTGAAATGCTTGAAGGGCTGGGTGATATAGCTGCGAACGTCCCTGTATTGCCTCAACTTGCTGCTGAGGCTCAAGTGTTAAGTACTGCTGCAAAGGCTTCAGCGCCAATTTTAAAGGCCAGGCTTGGAAGAAATGTATCTCTCATAGATCCAAAGACGGGTTTACCGTCTAGTCAATTATCAAAGGCTTTAAACAAGATGGATGTTAAATATTCCTTGTTACTTGAAGACGCGGAAACATTGCCAGACCTATCAAGATTTAACAATGCTGATGACGCCATTAATGCAGTTATCAGAAAGCGGATAAAACAGGGCTCTGGTAACGAGAGTGTTGCGGGGTTAAGGCTGGACGGTGCAAAGATAGTAAAGGACCCGCTTGGAGTTGAGGCCGTTAGGCAGGGTTACAGGCCAGGAGATGTAGCAAGCGCCAAAAACGCCAACAAGATGACACGCGATAAAATGGCCGAGATGCTAAACATCAAACGCAGAATTCAAAGCGATTCTTCAGTTGCTTTAGACGTTCGACCAAGTAAAGTAGTTGGTGACGCTCTTATGAATAGGTTCAAATTTATAAGGGATAAGGCTAATAACTTAAGGGACGAGTTGAACGCTATTGCCAACGGTGAAATTACTCCCAACACCCTTCCAGGCCCAGGAGTAAGGCAGGGGTTAAAAAACCTAGAGATAGACACCAGTAGCATAGAGACCTCTGTTCTCGACGGACTAAAGAAGATCAATATTGAGATCCCTGATGATGTTCTTGCGGATACCACAAAACTATCCGATTATTTTAAATCGAAAGGCGCGTTTGCTGGTTCTGATATATCAAAAGATAGGACCTCTCAAAGAGTCATAAAAGACACTATAGATTTACTTTCTGAACCTGGAAAGTCTGACGCATTAAGAGCCCACAGGATAAAGCGCCAGATAGATACAATGGTAGACTTTAGAAAGAAAGATTCTAAAGGGTTGACGGAGAGCGGAGAGAATTTCGCTAAATCAATCAGAAGATCATTAAATCAGGCTATTAGAGAGGTTAACCCACAGTACGCCAAAGTTAATGACGATCTATCAAGAGCTTTAGAATCGATGAATGCTTTTAAGGATTCTATGCCAAGAAAGGTGAGCTTCTTTGATGGGAATATCGAAGAAGCGGTTGGTCAAGATTTGAGAAAGATTCTTTCTAACTACAGTAGTAGACAAGGAATAGTTAACTCTATCAAATCATTAGATGACACCTCAAGGTATTTCGGCGGAAATTTTGAAACAGACGTTAATAGGCTTGTATTGTTTAATAACGCTTTAGATGACCGATTCGGAGCTACTGCTAGAGGATCATTTAAAGGTGAAATAGAGTCAGGAATTAGAAGCTTGAGACCTACAGAGATCATAAAAGAGAAGGCATCACAGGCGGTAATAGACTCTATAAACAGCTTAAGACAAGTCGATGATGAAAAGGCTTTCAATTCAATGCAAGAACTATTGAAGAGGACTAAATAACATGGCTTGGACACCAATATCAGGCACGATGACCCAGTACAGCACAAGCACTAACGTTTTGGCGTCTGGTTATTATTTGAAGTTTTACCAAAGCGGCACCACTACAGCATTTAATATTGCTACTGATTCGACTGGCGGGACTACGCTAGACAAATGCCTGCTTGATAGCTCAGGCTATCCTACTACAGACGGCTCTACTCGATTTATACCGCATGTTAATCAGAAATATAAGGTTGCTTTATACAAGAATGCTACAGACGCAGATAACAACACTACCGGTAGCGCTGATTGGATAATAGATTCTGTTCCGCAATACCAAACAACTGGAACCGCAGGTGGAACGGTAGCTAATTTAACCGATTTAAAGGCATTAACGGGACAAGCAGACAACGAATCAATAAACGTGTTAGGACACACGACAGAGGGTGATGGGGGTGGCGGTGTATTTTGGTTTGATTCATCTTCTAGCGCAACTGATGACGACGGTACAATAATCCAGCCTGACGCTGGGGGCGGTAGATGGTTGAGACTGTATGAAGGTGCGGTATATTTGCAGTGGTTTGGCGTTGACGACACCGGCGCTACAGTAGAAACGTCTACCGTTAACACAATATTCACAGACCATGCTCACGTTGCTGTAAACGGCGGAACGTATCAGGGTGAGTTTGTAATTCCTTCAGACAAAACAGTGACAATGATTGGTAACCCAACTTTTCTTCTCGATGCTACAGTTACAGCAACGCAGAAAAAGGCTTTGTTAATATCTGGAGACGATGTAAATATAGAAGGGTCGTTTACTGTAGATGGTAATGCCGCGAATGTTTCCGGCGGTTCTGCGTCTGCTGTTACTGGGGTATTTCAAATCACGGGTAGTAGAGTATATATAAACGGTGACGTTTACATTAAGGACGCTTATGAAGCAAGCTTTGCGGTTTGGAATGGGTCCAGCTTAACAACAGGTTCCGGCCCCGTAGACGTACATATTAACGGTAATATTCAAGCAACCGATTCTGAAGGGCATACTGCTTACATATGGCAAGTTGACGGGTTTTCCTGTAATGCAATTAAAAGCATTTCCCATGATGGAAGCATAGCGGATGGTAGGGTGCGCATAGGATCACAAAGCGGATCGACAAAAGCCGAGGCTGTCACTATTCAGCAAGTAATAGATTGCGCCCTTGTTTTTGAAACTAACTCATATGACTGTTATGTCGGTTACAACAATAACTCGGGAACTAAATTCGATAACTGCCAGAATATACGTCTTGGCTTATTTCATGTAGACGGCGCTTCTGTTTCTAATGGTAATAACATTTTGGGTGTCGGTTGTGAGCTGTCGTCTCCCGTTACGAAGGGAATTAAAATAGAGCAGGTTATTATTGAAAACTGCGAGATGACCTCATCATCAACCGTGGTTATGAATGTTTCAGGTACAGCAGCAACACCCGAGGATATCCATTTCGATACGGTTCTGATAACTAATTGCGGTGATACAGCGGCGGCTGACGTTAGAGTTCGCGATGTTACTAATATGCGTATTGACCACATGGTATTAGATAACGACGGCGGCGCGGCTAGGGGATTATTAGTTGAGTCAGGGTACACTAGAAGTAATTTTAGTATCGGTCGGCTGGAATCTACAGGTCATGCTACAAATGATATTGATGATCCTGAAGGCGAATGTGAGATAGAGTCTTTTAATAACGTTACCGCTGTGAGAAATGGTGATGTTTATCAACGCCAAATGAAAACATTTTCCGAAGATATTACTGTGACTATTGGCTCGGGCGCAAACTTTTCTACTTTAGAGGATGGCTTTAGATACGCATCAGAAATGAGGCCCACTTATAATCCATCTACGAACGATCAACCGACTTTAACTTTACAGATACAGTCAGGATACTCTCTTACTGACAACATAACTTTAGACGGTGGTGATTACTCTCATGTCCGGGTAACAGTAGCAAGCGGTACTATCACATGTAACACAACTGGTACGATATTTAATGTAACCAATGGCGCAGTAGGCCCGAAAGTGACAGGCACATACGATAAAAACAATCAGGCAGGAATATTCGCCTTAACTACAGACGGTGGATTCATAAATGTTAGTGGTATTGTAATGACTAATGTTGCAGATGAATGTCTATATACAGCTAGAGCTACGATTGTGGCTCAGAATGCAAATATTACTAAGCACGCTTCGGCTGTCGCAGCAGATACAGCAGCTACGGCACTCGGCGGAACTATAGAAGCAGCGGGAGCCACCTTGCCTTACGTTACTATTGATAGCGGCGGTATAGTAAAAATCGACGGCGGAACGGCAACCGGCGGTACGAGCGAAACAGTGAACACGCTCACTGCACAAGGTATTATATTCCAGTGATAATCCCACCAATAAGAAAACAGGATAGTCACGGTTCAGGCGAATATGGAGCCCGCAGAGGCTCCAGAGTGCATAGAGGCATAGACGCCGCTTGTTACCCTGATTCGGTCATACTAAGCGATGTAAACGGCATAGTAACAAAGATAGGCTACCCCTATCCGCCTGAAGGAGCAAAAAAAGAATATAGGTACGTTGAAGTAACAACAGAGGATGATTACCGTGTTAGATATTTTTACGTCAAGCCGCTCGTAG